GCTGTATCAGCGCGACACCCATATTCAAAGCCTCGCCACTGTGCGGGGCTTTTTTGTTTGTGCAAGAGACCACAGCCAGGGTGGACCTTCGGGTGGGCCTGGACAGGGTATAGCCGGTCGTCACGTGTTACGACAGAACACCGGCAGCCGATGCGCCCGACTCACAAGACTCACGGGCGGCACCGGTGGACTGATGGAAAGACATCGCCCCTCAGGCTTTGGACCACTCCACATCTGTAATCCCGCAACGCTCCGCCTGAGGCTTACTTAGCTTGGTGATCGGGTCGGATCGGTATTTTGGAAGCTGTCCAAACCCTGCATCTACGGATGCCCAGTGCCATGCTTCAGCATTGTTCATTTGGGCCGCCCGGATGTAGAAAGTTTTGTAGGCCCCGTCGAGCAGATAGTCGATTCGATAGTGATTTTCCTGTGCCATTTATCAAGCTCCTTGGCGTGGTTGTCGTACCGAATTAAAGATTGTCGGACAAAAGAAAAATTCCGTTTCAATTCAACGCTATTAACCCTTCCATTCGTTTGAGTGCTGGGGCTTTGGCGAGGCTTTACAAGCGAATGCATCCGGGCTTAATACCTATGTATTGGCGCCGACGCCGTACCTATCATGAACCCCGCTTGCGGGGTTTTTCATTTGCGCTTGGGCACCAAGGACAACCCATGTTTGAGACCTTGCCAACAACGCTGTCGGGCTGGCTCGGCTGGGTTGCGGCTGCTGTTGTCACGGCCGTCATCTACTTTCCCAAGGCATGGTCGGAACGTCGCGGCGACAACCGCGAAATCGACCGACTAGTAGCCGCGCTTGCCGAAGAGCGAGCCCTACGAAAAGACGTCGAAAGCCAACGCGACGCCGCACGGGAGCAAAACAACACGCTGATCCGCGAGTTCGCTGACATCAAAGCGGACAACGCCAAGATGACGTTGCAGATCGGATACCTCACCGACGAGATCGCGAGCCTAAAAGCTCAGATCCAATCGAGGATTGCCCCATGAGTGACGAAGAACTGAAACGCCGCCAAGGTCGCGGCAGACGATTTTGGGACCATCACGGCAGCTGGCTGCTGCTGTGCTTTGTCGGCATCTGCTGCTTCATGGCGGGCAGCGCATTCAACGCGGCCAGCACAGCGGAGACGGTAAAGGTGCTTGTGGATTCCCATGAGCGACAGGACGCCATTCGCGTCGCCCGCATCCGCGAGCTGAACCAGTCGAACATCGACCTGATTCGTGGCGTGACGCCCAAGGTGCAGGCCGCCGCCGACAAGGCAGATCAGGCAGCACAGAAAGCGACCGAGGCAGTCGAGAAAGCCACAGGAGCGAACTGACGTGGCCGAACTCAGGCTGATCCCGATCTGGGCATGGGTCGTACTCGCGCTGGTGCTGTTCGGCGGCGTGACTTATGTCCAGCTTGAGCATGCCAAGTCGAGCCTCGCTGCCGTGACGGATGACCGTGACATGGCCATTGCCCGAGCCGCATCGATCAAACAAACCCTGACGCTACAGCGCCAGCTCACAGACGATTCGAACAAGGCGACCGACCATGCGACTGAGCAGACCCAGCACGTCACGGCTGCTGTGGGTATTGCCGATAGCCGTGCTCGCAGCTTGCAGCAACAAGTCGCTGACATGCTTGCCAGACGAAAGCGTTGTGATGTCGCCCTTGCCAGCACAGGCAAAACAAGAGACGACCTTGCCGATCTGCTCGCCGACCTGCGTCGAGAGGCTGACGAAGAAGCGGGAAGCCTGGCAGCAGCGCTTGACCGAAGTCGAATAGCTGGTCAACTGTGCGAGTCTTTGTACTCGGCGGTGATGAAAGCCAGGTGAACCACCCTATAGTTCTAGGCTCACCCGGGTCATGGCGCGGCAATTCGCGCTCAATCTTGGGAGGCGGTGAGGCGCAAAATCAGACGCGTCAACACGTCCACTGACCATGGTTTCGATACGTAGGTGATTCCTGATTCAAGTCGGTACGCCGTGCCGGCTACGCCAGATGTTACGACGATAGGAAGCCCGGGAATCATCGACATTGCTTTGACTGCCAAGTGGCCGCCAGTGATCTGTCCTGGCGTAAGAAAGTCGGTCCATAGCAACCGAATCTCATAAGGTCTTTCCCGCACAAACTGCAACGCCTCATCTGCATTGGTGAAAACCTGAGGCGTGAAGCCGAGGTCCGTCACCAACTCGACCATCGCGTCTAGCTGTAACGCGTCATCTTCAACCAATAACACCAGCCCTGAGCGCATTGACCCGGCTGCAACTTCAGTTTGAAACATCGCGCGAATATCCATTGAGTGCTGGGGTTGGCCTGTAAGGAATGCAGGTCTTACGAGGCGCCGTATGAAAAAATCTTGGTATGTGACCGTGCCAGGCTATCCACAATTCCCCATGATCCTGCAGAAAGACGCCGACCACGCAACAGCGCTGGCCGCGGCCCGGCTTGTCTGGCCGACCTGCACAGTTGAGTGAACACCATGGCAAAAATCAGCGCGAGTGTGACGTTCAAGCGGGCATGGTGGGTGATGCCCTATATCACCTTGGCCGTTTGGCTGTGGCGCATTGTTCGTCATGGCCCTAAGCCTGAGACCGTCGAACGTATAGTCCGCCGTGGCTTTCGAGTGGATGTGGACTGATGCCGCTACGGCCACAGAAGCCCTGCAACGCAACCGGCTGCAAAGGGCTCACTCGAAACGCAAGATACTGCGACGACCACGCTCACCTTGATAAGCCATGGTCTGGCCGAAAGGGATCTGGCCGAGGCGGGCGACCATGGCGGCGATTGCGAGACCAGGTACTAAGGCGTGATCACTTCATGTGTCAGTGTGACGACTGCAAGGCCTCAGACCGAATCCGCCCCGCTCACGAAGTCGACCACATTGTCGCCGTTGCCGAAGGCGGCACCGATGATCCTTCGAATCTAAGGGCGATCAACCATGACTGCCATGAACTGAAGACCCGGCGCGAATCGCAGGCGGGCATGGCCCGCCGAACCGTGCAAAACGCATGACGGCGGCGGCAAACTTGGTCGGCGCACCAGAATGGGGCGGGGCGGGTCGAAAGTCTGGGGGGGTTGAGCCGGACACCGTCCCCCGAACCGGATTTTTACACCCGCGAAATTAAAAGTTCAGGAGTTGCGCGATGGGAGGCACCGCCACGGTCGCCGGCCGTGGTCGCAAACCCAAGCCGACGGCCAAGAAAGCACTGGCCGGAAACCCCGGAAAGCGGGCGTTAAATACGGCCGAACCGAAGTTTTCCGAGGTCACGAAAGACATTGATCCGCCAGAGTGGCTGAGTCCGCGGGCCGCCACGATGTGGAAAATGTTGGTTCCCGAGTTGCTCCGAGAACACGTGATCGCGCTGACCGATCTGCACAACGTCGAAGCGTTTTGCACCGCCTACGATAAGTGGCGGATGGCCGAAGAGTCGGTGCAGGAATTCGGCATTGTCGTGTCGTCAGCTCAAGGCAGCCCGATGAAGAATCCGGCGCTAACTGCTGCGAACGAATCGATGCGCCAGATGGTGACCTTTGGATCGATGCTCGGCCTCGATCCTGCGAGCCGATCCCGACTGATCGGCGGCAACAAAGAAAAAGCCACGAACGAATTTGCCCAACTACTGAGCTCGTAAATGCCCAAAGCCCTGCACCCCAACGTCGACAAGGCGATGGCGTGGGCTCGGTCCGTTCTTCGAGGGAAGGTTCCGGCGTGCAGGTACATTCTCCAGGCCATACAGCGGCATTTCGATGATGTGGCCGCAAGCCGCAAGGGCAGTTTCAAGTTCAAATTCGATCCGGCAAAGGCCGAGAAAAAGCTCAAGCTGATTCAGCTGCTGCCTCACACCAAAGGGGAGTGGGCGTTCAAGCGGCAGCTGATCACACTTGAGCCTTGGCAGCTTTTCGGCATGGCTGTCACCTTCGGATGGGTGCGGAAAAAAGGTGGGCACCGGCGCTTCCGCGAGAGTTATTGGGAGGTGCCAAGGAAGAATGGCAAGAGCGTGATCGCCGCTGGTGTAGGCATCAGCATGTTCGTGGCCGACGGCGAGTTCGGCGCCGAGGTCTATTCGGGCGCGACCACCGAGAAGCAGGCATGGGAGGTGTTCCGCCCGGCGAAGCTGATGGTGAGCAAGTCGCCCATGCTGATTCAGGCGGCGGGCATCGAGGTCAACGCCTCGAACATGAACATCCCCTCGGACTTCAGCCGCTTCGAGCCGCTGATTGGCGATCCGGGTGACGGTGCGTCGCCGAGCTGCGCGATTGTCGACGAATACCACGAACACCGTACCTCGGCGCAATACGACACCATGCTGACCGGCATGGGCGCCCGTCGGCAGCCGCTGATGTTCATCATCACCACCGCCGGCGCCGATATCGAAGGCCCGTGCTATGACAAGCGCCGCCAGGTCATCGAGATGCTGGAGGGCTCCGTTCCGGACGATGAGCTGTTCGGCTACATCTGGACCTTGGATGATGGCGACGACTGGACCGATCCGAAGATGCTAGCGAAGGCCAATCCCAACCATGGGATATCGGTCTTCCAGGAATATCTTGAGAGCCAGCAAGCCCGGGCGATCCGCTCGGCGCGGTTCACCAACACTTTTAAAACCAAGCATTTGAATCTGTGGGTAAGCGCGAAATCCGGCTTCTTCAACATGGAAAGCTGGAGGGCGTGCGAGGACACCACGTTGACCCTGGACCAGTTTGCGGGGCAAGAGTGGGTCGCCGGTTTCGACCTTGCGCGCAAACTCGACATGAACTCCCGGGCTCGGCTGTTCTGGCGAGTCATAGATGGGCGCATCCATTACTACAGCGTGGCCCCCAAGTTTTGGGTGCCCGAAGACACCGCGTTCAACAGTGACAACAAACGCATGAGCGAGCGATTCCAGGCCTGGGTCAACTCGCAGCACCTCGACATCACTGAGGGCGCAGAGGTCGATTACCGCGAAATCCTCGAAGACACCAAAGAGGCAAACCACCACGCGCCGCTTCGTGAGTCACCAATCGACCCGTTCGGCGCTACGGGGTTGAGCCACGAGCTCGACGACGAGGGGTTCAGCCCGATCACCATCACTCAGAACTACACCAACATGTCAGACCCGATGAAGGAGCTGGAAGCGGCTATTGAGTCCGGGCGGTTTCACCACGACGGAAATCCGATCATGACCTGGTGCGTGGCGAACGTGATCGGCAAGAACCTGCCAGGCAATAACGACGTCGTCCGGCCCATCAAGCAGGGAGACGACAACAAGATTGACGGCGCAGTGGCGCTGATTATGGCGATCGGTCGAGTGCTCGTAGATGCAGCGCAAAACACGACTGAATCATTCATGGACTCAATTCGGAACCCGATCATCGCATGAGCTTGCCACTGGCATTTTTCATACTCACCGCGCTGGCCGGGTTCGGCCTGCTCGTCGGCGGCGTTTTCACACTTTTCGGCACCGGCTGGGCGCTGGTCGCCGCTGCCGCGTCGATGTTCATGATTTCTGGATTCATCAAGAAAGGATTAGCAGGTGAATAAATCTCTTTCGCTGGTTCTCGGCAGGGCTGCGGCCAAGCCGATGAAGTCGCTCGGCGACTGGACCGGAAAGGCCATACGCCTGAGCGACGGAGGTTTCTGGGGATCATGGCTTGGCGGACAGTCCAGCTCAGGCAAGACCGTGAATGTCGACAATGTGATGAGGCTATCCACGGTCTGGGCATGTGTTCGCATCATCTCGACTTCGGTTGCCGGGCTTCCCCTTGGGATTTACCGGCGCAAGGCCGATGGCGATCGAGAAGATGCGCGAGACTTCTCGCTGTATGACGTGATCCACAACAGCCCCAACGAAGACATGACGGCCTTCCAGT